ATTGACTGTGCTGTGTGCATACCAGAATGTCCTGCCGGTGCAATATATCCCGAAGAAGATCTGCCCGAAGACCAAAAAAAGTTTACGGCTATCAACGCAGAACTAGCTAAACTTTGGCCAGTTATTATCAAACAGATAGACCCTTTGCTCGATGCCAAGGAATGGGACGGTGTTATACCAAAAATTCAATTCCTAGATCGTGGTTGACCTGTAACCCCCTTTATTGTATAATATTATTATGATAGATTTATCGCAGTGGGATAGTTCGATACCACCCTTAAACTTGTTCAACTACAATTTATATTGGAAATGGACTGCAGAATGGGAGTTAAACAATGAGTATGCACCTGGAAGGCCCGTGGCTGTCAACAACCGGCAAGAAGCGTGGCAAGATCAAGTTCGCTAGTGCTGAGCACAAGCGTCAAGCCGAAGCACAGGCAGCTGCTTGGGAACTGCTCAAGCAAAAACATGCACCCAAGAAACCTGTATTTTCTAAAGTGTTTACCAACAGCAAGATGCCCAAAATTGTAATCCCACGCAGTACAGACCATATTCCCAGTTTGAACAGTGGTCAGGGTATTGCTGCCCGTGCTCCGGACAAGGTCTATACAGGTACCAAAGTAAAAGGCATTGGTACCATGCACAAATCAAATGCTGTGCCTGTTTTTTCAGACGAAGAAGCAGTTGAAATTTCAACCATGCGGAGAGGATGATGCGTAATGTTTTGCTTGAAACACTTTTTGGAAATAAGTTAAAAAAAACTTATACCTTAGCCGAAGCTTTTGAATTATTCGATGAACTAGATTTAATCGCCCACGGTGAATTAGCAGAGAAAGCTATTAGTAAGAAATCTGGTATTGCTCAATGTAGTAAGAATACTCCTGGTATCGATTTAGAGTCAGGTAAACAAATTAAATATGCCCAGACGAATTATCAGACACAAGCATATTGTGGGACCTTGAAGGGATATATTACCATCAAAGGTCATAACCAGACAATATTAGCTGTAGTGACTGAGACTCTAACTAAAAAACAATATTTTTTCCACTTTCCGTATTCTTCTTATAGCCACTATAATGCTAATACCTTTTCTATTCCTTTTGAAATCGACGGCACCCCTAGAAAATCAAATGATCGATGGAAGCATGCAGTTGACTCGTGGGAAGATCTTTGCGAATTAGCAAAATAATGCTAAAAACCGTTATGTACGACAAAGACTTTCCTTATGCTGGTTTCATTCAATGGCACAACAACAGTCCTATCCCGTGGAACGAAATCTGTGCCCAAGTAGTTGAGCTATTTGGACTTCCTGGGGATAGATATGTAACTAATGTAGGACTTGTTAGCATGGGTTTTATGTTCAAAAACCAAGAAGATTTTTTACTTTTCAAACTAAAATGGAGTGAATATGAACTTTGAGAAAGAACAACTGTGGCGCCGATTGGAAGACAAAGCCGGCAACTATTACTGTGAATCAGCAGAACCCGAGCGCGAAGAGTTCCGTAAGTGGGTTAAAGAACTCATGTACGGACAAGTGGTAATGGTCGAGTTTACCAAAGCCGACGGCACTGACCGTGTTATGAAATGTACCTTAAATACCGAATTAGGTGCTAAGTACAAGACCGAAGTACTAGTGGAAAACGAAGTGGCAGTACAGGCCAAGCCCAAAAAGGTCACGACAGATACCTGTCAGGTTTGGGATATTGAAGCAGCGGCCTGGCGCAGTTTTCGATGGGACCGATTAAAAAGGATTGATTTTAAAATTTAATGGCCAAGGAAGAAGGATTTGTATTAGAAGGCGTTGTGGTAGATCTACTGCCCAACGCCATGTTCAAAGTTAAACTTGACGGACAAGAAACTGTGGTAATTGGTGTTATATCTGGCCGTATGCGTCAGAACAAAATCAAGATACTAACAGGCGATCGTGTAGACATTGAATTCTCACCCTACGACCTGGGTCGTGGACGTATCGTGAAACGTAGATGACCTTAGATGAATTTGATGGACAAGTACTACCGTGTGTTGTGAACTTGCCTAATGACAAAATAATTGAGTTTATTAGACAAACTGGAAATGTTTGGTACGGTCCTTTGAAAAAACATATTTTTACATATCGTTTTCAAACTTTATTGACCGACATGCTTATATCGCTGGCAGAAGCTGATGATATAGTTAAAAAAAAATCATATAAAATTGCTCACATTGATTTTACTTTAAACTTAGTTGATCAAGCAATTTCTATAAATGCATGGAATTGGCCTACCGTTATTTATAATTTAAACAACTGGGAGTACGGTAATACTCGTTTATTGGCAACAGGATTGACCAAATCTTATCCTTGGTTACATTACAACATGTTGGCAATCGGACAAAAAACTTTACCAGATTTTATTATTGAACCTATGGAAATTGCCAACAGCAGTGATTTTAACAACGCACTGGGCATATTTAATTGGAAAATCCCCACAAGTATACAACCTGTAATTTTTATGGAAGTAAAAGAAAATAAACTTCTAAACATAGCTTTTCGAGAAATAGACCATTACGATAAAAATGTTACAGGGCCTGAACCTGCACATTTTGCTGATTACTATAAATGGTACAAAATATCGTATCCGTGTCCCCGAATTGGCATCTACACTAATTGGCCCAATCACATAATAGATACTCAGAAATTTTGGAATTTTGAAATATTAGGAGCGTCGCCCTGGGTTGACTCTGCTCGTCCTGCAATGTTAGATAACTATAGTCAAAATACAAAATTTTCTTCTGGAATTGATCACGTTTTATATGTCAATGACCCAATGATCATAGATTTGTCACAATTGTTATTTTGGATGGATTTAAAACATAATCAATATGCCGACACACAATGGAGATTCTCTTTATCGAGACAATCTGATTTTATAAAAACCAAATTTATATCGGTAACAGATGTTGAAGCAATGACAAAAATTGTATAAATAGAAGTATGCAAGAACTAATACGTGACACGCTCAATCTAATAGAAGCCAGCACCAGACCAGCCAAGCTGGAAACCACTCCCTTGCCCTATGCTAGAGACGCTTTGGAGCCGGTGATGAGTGAAGCCAGCATTGATTATCATTATGAACACCTGGCCAAAGGCTATGCCAAACGCTACAATGCCGATGTTGGCAACACCGGCGGCACCTACACCAGAGATTTCAATCGTGCAGGCAACTTCCTGCACAACAAATTCTTCCCTCAACTGCGTGCGCCCAAAGGTGCCAACCGTCCTCGTGGTGCTGTGTTGGCCTTGATTGAAGACAAGTTCAAAACATATGAAGATTTTCGCGAAGAGTTCAAAAAAGTAGCCATGGCCATACAAGGCAGTGGATGGGTGTATCTCAGCACAGGTGGCGACATCAAGACCATAGCAAATCATGCTGTGCGTACAGATATTTGTGTGCTAGTGGATTGGTGGGAGCATGTATGGGCCCTGGATTACCAAAGTGACAAGGAGAAATACCTGGACAATATTTGGAAAATTATTGACTGGAACGTTTGCAATGAGAGACTTTAATATAGGAATAATATGCAGCTTGACGAAACAGCAGTGACCAAACTAAAAGATCTTCTTATTGAAGAACAAAATCCCAACCTCAAACTGCGTGTGTTTGTGCAAGGCGGAGGCAGTAGTGGTATGCAGTATGGTTTTACATTTGACGAAGAACAAGGTGAAGACGATTTTGATTTCAACTTTGATAATGTAACTGTGTTAGTTGACAGCATGAGTATGGACTACTTACGAAACGCTAATATACGCTACAAAGATGATGCAATGGGCAGTAGCTTTGTTATAGAAAACCCTCAGGCAGCCACCACATGCGGATGCGGATCCAGCTTTAGTCCCAGCTAGTTGATCCTGCGTTCTTTTTGTTTCCGGTAAATACATGGGAAACAAGGACACAGGCGCATGGCCCAAGAGATCATAAATTACGGTAATTCTGCAAACGACGGCACCGGTGATGCCCTTCGTACGGCCTTTATCAAGGTAGATGACAATTTTACCGAGATCTACGACGCAGGACCAGTAGGTTCCAACATTACTGTACTAAACAACACTGTAGCTGTGACCAATACCAACGGCAACTTGATTCTCAGTCCCAACGGTGTGGGCATAATACAGACCAATCGACCCTTGTATCCAAGTTTGGACAACACCTATGACTTGGGTACTCAAAATCTTCGTTATCGCAGTGCATTCGTGGGTGCAGGTGGTGTCAGCAGCACCGGTAATGTCACAGCGGCCTATCTGCTTGGTAATGGTAGTCAGCTCAC